AATATGGGTTTAACTGATGAAGAAGTTAATCAAGCAGAACAAGAAGCAATATCAAATTTTGAAAAAGAAATAGGTAGAAATCCTCAGTTAAATACTAAAAGAGGAATTGGTAGAAGTTTAATTGATGCAAGAAAAGATGGAAAACTTTCTTCTATAGAAAAAGATAAAAGTGGTATGATTACAGGTGGATATACTTTAGGAAAAGCACCGGGATTGTTAGGAGCTTTATTAGGTCCTGTAACTACTTATACAGGATATGGTAAAGGCTTTGATAATATGTTAAGTG